CCGATATGCCGAAGATAATACAGTCTTCAACCTCTCCATGATGTTTTTGTAAATCATATAAATATTCTCTTCTTATCTGTGCGTAGATTGGTGGTATGTTTGCGTTTAAATAAGCCATAATAAATTTTCATATTAAAACATATCATCTATCTTATCTGATATGTCTCCCCAGTTATCTCCAACTTCATAGTCTACCTTATTTGGTACCTTTAGTTCAACACAATTTTCCATGATTTCTTTTATCTTGTTAGCATGTTCTTTTGACTCAACAGATATATCAAGTTCGTCATGTAATTGTATCATTGGAAGAATACCCTCTGATTTTAAATCTACCATGGTCTTCTTTGTCATATCTGCGGCACTACCTTGTATCAATTTATTAAGAGCTTTATATGTGAAAGCTCTCCTAATCCCTGGTCCGTGTTCCTTGATTGCATCTTCATGTTTCAAGGGCTTGTGCACACCAAAATAACTTGGCTCCCATAAATTAAATCTACATCTACGTCCAAGAAGAGTTCTAATCTTACCAGAATCTTGTGCTCTATTCATGACTTGTTTAATTAATTGTTTTACAAAAGGCACTCTTTGGTGATATTGTGTTAACACTTTTTCTGCGTCTTCGTCATTATAACCAAGTGAGTTTGCTAATTTAGCTTTACCCATTCCATAAAATAATCCAAGATTAATAGTCTTTGCCTCTGATCTATCTATATCTGCTATTTTAGCCACTATCTCATGAAAATCTGCTTCACCTTTTTCATAAGACTCTGCAATAGAAGCCACTCCAAGGACTCCAGGTGTGCTTAGAGCAAAATGCACTACCAGTCTAGGTTCTTGTTGAGAATAGTCAAAACAACCCCATCTATGGCCTTTCTCGGGCACAAATATAGACCTAACTCCCATTCCTATATCTGTGTAATTAGGTATTTGTTGTAGGTTTGGATTAGAATATGACAATCTACCTGTTACGGTTCCACCAAAGTCACCTTTAAGTTGATGTATATCTGCATGTATTCTACCATTATGTACAAAATTTTTAATAGAATCTAAAAAAGTATTTTTTAGTTTATCTGCTTCTCTTGCACTATTAATGGCTCGTAATACCGGGTCTTTATGGTTTTTTAAATAATTTTTTGTAAACGAAGGCTTACCTGTTTTTGGTGTTCTATCAAAATCAGTAATATTTCTAACCTGACAAACTTTTTCAATACTAGCCGCAGCCCATATCTCTGGATATAAACCTGAATCCTCTTTTACTCTTTTCATGTACTTGTCATAATTTTTTTGTAAAGTGCTTTCAACTCTTGCTAATTGATCTTCATCTATTCTCACTCCTTTTAATTTCATTTCTAATAAACATGGAAATACCTGTTGTTCTAGCTCTACGATTGCATGTAAATCTTGTGAGTTTATTTCTTTTTTAAATTCTTGCCAGAGAGATAAAGTAATCTCTGCATCTCGTTCTGCGTACTCACCCACATACATAGCGGGTAATTTATACATTTCAGATTTAGGGTCGACACCCCATTCTTTTGCAGCCTCTTGCAATGCACTTTCATTTTTACCAATGCCTACGTAATCGTTTGCAACAGAATTAAGATCATATCTAAATCTATTTTCATCAACTAGCGATGCTACTACCATTGTATCAACAACTGTTCCGTGGACCGGAAGTCCTAGTCTGTGAATCCAAAGCACATCATATATGGCGTTATGAAATATTTTTAGAGAATCTGTTTTTAATACATCACTAAACCAATTAAGAACTTGTTTCCTATTCATATTAGGCCCTGCTTCATGGGCTATAGGATAGTATCCTACCCAATCTTTGACTGCGATGGCTATACCAACCACATCACCCACACCTCTTGTTGAAGATGATCCTTTAGTTTTTAAATCTGGATCTTTTGTTTCTAAGTCAATTGATATCTCATCATACTTAGATAAATCTGGAAAATGATCTGGTTGAACCCACTCACTTTGAACTTTAGCAAATAAAGGTTTCTGAATCATTTGTAATCCCTCTCTATAATCATCTCTATAAAATGTATTGCTTTCAACAAATCTTCTTTCCCATTTTTATCTTGATGTCTTATTATGTATTTAATAGCACATCCTTCCGGGTATAGCAACTTGTTCTCAACCACAAACTTACTTGGCTGAATGATATACTTTTGATAGTGACTCCCACCATGCTGTTTATCCCAAACGTTTTTTTTATCCTTGTAAGAACTCATGTGTTAGTAGAGGAAATCTATTTTTAATTTTCATACCATGCTCGTAGATTATTAAATGCTCTCTTGGTCTTGATGTTCCAACATATGCAACTCTAGTTTCCTCATCCTCCTTTCTTCTATCTCCACTGTTATATGATTTAATTGAATTAGGACCCCAGTTAGAGTCCAATACCACTATATCTGCTTCCATACCTTTAACAGAATGAATAGCAGCTACTTTTATATTACTTTCTAGATTCGGATCTTGTTCCCAACAATCTCTTAAATATAAATTAAAATGTTCATTATCTGTAAATAGGGTGCTATTAGTGGTAAACTTTAATACTTCGTACCACTGCAAATCTTTACTACCTTTAAAATAATATTTATTTTGTAAATCTTT